TTCCAGGGTTCCAACTTTGTCGACCATCCCCGCTTTCAGTGCCTCGGTGGCGCCGACAACGCGGCCCTGGCCGAACTTTTCCTGGACGGTCGCCGTGGTTTTGCCACGGCCGCGGGCCACAGCATCCAGGAACATTCCATAATAGCGATCGCATTCGCTCTGAAAGTAGCTCTTAGCCTCCTCGGAGAGCGGCCCATAAGCGCCTTCGGTCTTGTACTTACCGGAGGAAATGAGCGTCATTTCAATGCCGGCATCGGCCATCATCTTGCTGTCATCGCAGTAAGCCATGAACACGCCGATCGACCCGACGTGGCCGGTCGGTTTCATCCAGGCTTCGCTCGCCTGGCAGAGGATCCAGTAGGCTGCAGATGCAGCCAGGGCGTTGGCGATCGCCACGATCTTTTTGTCGTTCCGCGCCTGGTAAATCTTGTCGCCGAGCTCCTTGGTGCCATAAACCGAGCCGCCCGGCGATTCGATATCGAGCACGATGGCCTTGATGCCCGGATCATTCATCAGCGCATCGAACTTCTTGCCAATCGAGAGGATGCTGGGCACGCCGCTCGATTCTTCGATGCCGCTGCCGCGGTGGACGAGGGTCCCCACGATCGGCAGGACGGCCACGCGGCCGCGTTGCTGGGAGACGTTGGATTTGCTCTGTCCCTTTAGGGCCGCGATTTCCTCGTCGGGGATGGTCTCCCCGGACATCTTCCGGGCAAGCACGAGGCGCAAGGCCTGGATTTTCTCGGGCAAGAGTGCCCAGGGAGTGCGGAGAAATTCAGCGATTAGGTGTTCGTAGGTCATGACGGGCTCCTTTCGGGTAAAGCGGCGTCCTCCGCGGCCCACAGGCCCGGGGCTTCGGTTTCGAGGTAGTGACAGAACGGTTCGAGCACTCCGGCCAGGTCGGGGCCCGTGCAGGTCCCCGAGAGTTGGAGCAAATGTTCCCGCGAGAGCATGCAGCGGCTGTGCGCGACAGCCCGGGCCAGGTCATGCGGAACGGCAACGTCGGTGGGCGACAAGGCCACTTTCAGCGCAAAGGCGACTTCCAAGGCCTCGGTGAGGTGGGTCTCGTGGCGCGGATAAAAGTTGTCGAGCCAATTGAGGAATCCCCCCGGCTGCCGCGTGGCCCGGCGAACGGCCGCGGCTTCCTTGCGATTGAGCCGCCGGTAGGTCTGGGCCATGACGGCGACGAGGTGCCGGTGGAACTCCCGTCCGGACGTCCGGACGGCTTCGGCCTTCCCCGGGTCCTGGGGCGCTGCCGGCGGCGGCGACGGCTGGGCCTGTTTTTGCGGCGGGGGCGCCTTCTGGGGCGGCCCCGCGATCGCCTGCTCGAGCGGAATGAGGTTGCGGGGCACGAAGGTGCGTTGCCCCAGGTCGTCTTCGAGCGGATTGCGGCCTTCCACGGCCCGCCACTCGTCGAGCTTGAGCGCGCCGTTCTGGAACTGCTTGCTCAGGCTGTTGGCGCGTTTTTCCGGATCCCCCTTGAGCAGCTCGTCGAAGTCGGCCTTGGCGTAATAGTTATCCTGATCCCGGGGCAAGAGGATCTTGCGGCCGATCTCCTCTTCGCGAATGGCCAGGATCGGTGCCAGGGAGTAGACGACGTACTCGATCGACTGCTGATCGATGTTGTCGAAGGTGGCTTTTTCGAGGTGGCCGATCATGTGCGGCGGCAGGGAATACCAGCGGGCCAGGTCCTCGACGCCAAAATGGCCCATGGCGATATATTCGAGATCCTCATTGGAGAGACCGAGCTTTTCAAGCTTCATGCCCTCCTGGAGCACGGCCAGCTTGCCGGCATTGTCCGCCCCGGAATGGATCTCATTCCATTCCTCCCGGAAATTCTTCCGCGCCTCCGAGCTTAATTTGCCCGGATGGGTGGCTGCCAGGGGAACCACGCCGCGATTGCCCAGGTCGGCTGCCCCTTTGCGATTGTGCGCAATGGCTGTGCCAATCGATTCGCGAGCATAGGCAATGACGCCCAGGCCCCACACGCCCTCATCGCTGATAATGTTGGGCAAATGCATCATGTTTTCGTCGGCGATTTGTCGCGGTCCGAGGTTATCGGAGACGTCGTAGACCATCCGGCCGTCTTCCAGATAGCGTGGGGGCCGGGCGCGGGAAGGATGGATCCGCCACAGTTCAACCGGCTCTCCCGCACCATTGCGGACGATCTCGGCCAGGCCGTTGCCGCTATTGATTTGATGGATGGTACCGACGGCATCAAACAGAAACCGATTGGCGCGGGGATTGGGTTTGCGCAAGATGCGCTGGGCGTAAAAATCGGGATCGACCTTGCGATTTTTCCCGCCCGGCAGCCGCTGGTAGATGTTCATCGGTAGCATCGCCGCGGAGGCGGCATAAAGCCGGCTCGCGGCCCAGACGGCCGAGCAGAGCATGGCAGTCCGATCGTTGACCTGCACGCCCGAAAGGGTTTTGATCCCTGAAAATAGCGTGGCCAAGACGCCTGCGCTGGGAGGATAATTCCCGTAATCGTAGGAGGCGAAGAGTTTTTTGAGGATCATAGGTCTCTCCTGGCTCCTTGGATGCTGATAAAGAGCAGCACGCTCCCCACGAAGAACCAGGGAAGCGGCTCGTAAATCAGGGCGGCGCCGTAACTGATCAGGCCAATGCCGGCCGCGGCCAGCGCTTCGAGGCGGAATCGTGCTACCCAGACGAATGCGGCTTTCCAGTTCATGCGGCTAACTGCCCTTTCTGTTCGTACACCGAGGGTCCCGTCTCCGGTGTCGTCAGTGCGATGCCGATCGCATTGCACAAGGCGGAGATGCCATCGATCTTTTCCGGCGAACGACTCTTGGACGGCTTCAAGTTGCCTGCGGCATCTTCCTCGGTAACCAGGTTGGCAGCATTCCAGCGCAAGACCGGGTGTCCGCCATGTTGCAGCCAGCACTTCTTGACCAGGCGTAAGAGCTCACCCATCGGCGCGGCCATCGACAGAAAGCCCTGGCCGAATTCGACCATGTCAATGCCCTCGGCCATGAGCGCCTGCACCACTTCGCCGGCAAACGTGCGATCGAAGGCAATCTTTTTGACCTGGAAGATGCTGCAAATTTCAAGGATTTTCTTGATGATAAAGCCGTAGTCGGTCGTGTTCCCGACCGTCGCCTCAATGAACAAGAAGCGTGCCCAGACCTCGTAATTGAAATCGATCCCATCTCGCTGCGAACGCGCTTCGATATCATCCTTCGGGCACCAGTAAAAGATCAGCACGAACCCGGGCTCATCCTCCGTGGGCGGAAAATAGAGCGCAAATGCCGAAAGATCGTTGACCCGGGCAAGATCCAGACCGCCATAGCAAACGCGGCCGCGGAGCTTCTCAAAGAGGGCCTGATAACTTTTCTGGAGGTCTTCGAGCGATGTCGCGGGATCCGGTCCACCCTTGTTCCAGAGTTCGATGTCGATCGCTTTGCCTTCTTCGCTCGTCCAAATGCAGAAATTGAGGCGCTTGACGATGGCCTCATTGGCCGGCATGCCTTTGGCTTCATCGATCTGCTCCTGCAAGTACTTCTCCGAGAGGATCTTGCCCAGGCTGGGGTTGGCCTTGGGCCAGCAGCGTCTGTCGGTCTTCCAGGCGTCAGTCTTGATTTCCTGCTCATCGAGCGCGCAGACGTAGGCAAACCAGCTATCGTTGTTGATGGTTTTCTTGAGGATGCTGATCGAGTATTGGTGATGCTGGTAGCAAACCGAGGTCAAGTCATGCCCGGAGTTGGTGATCTCCAGCATGAGCGGGTCCTTGCGCGACTTAAACCCCGCGCGCATGATGCGGAGCAAGTTCCCATTCGGATGCTCGTGCACTTCATCTGCCAGGACGATGTACGGACGGAAACCGGAGGATTTTTTGGAGTCTGCTGAGAGCGGCTTAAAGAAGCTGCCAGTCTCTAAACAGGAAAGGCAATTAACGGTCTGCAGGCAGCGGCCTTCCAGGGCCGGCGAGTTGTCGTAAATGTTGACGCCATCGGACCAAATGATCTTGGCTTGCTCGCGCTTGGTGGCAATCGCATAGATTTCGGCTAGGCGTTCCTCTTCAATGGTCAGTCCAAAGAGTGCGATACCGCCCAGCAGCGGCGATTTGCCGGAACCTTTACCGGTCTCAATATAGGCTGTGCGAAAGCGGCGGAAGCCCTCCGCATTGTGCCAGCCAAAGAGACTGCCCAGAACAAATTGCTGCCAGTCGATCAGGAGAAAGGGATCGCCTTCAGGCGTGCTCAGCAGATCGTAAAAATCGAAGATCTCTTGCGCCGCTTCGGCATCGTAATACAAGCCGCGCTTGGATCCCTTTTGCAAATCTTCGAGATGACGCTTGCAAGCCAGGCGGACCCAGGGGCCGGCGACGACGCGGCCGGACAGAACGTCCTGGGCATAGCCGCAGACCGGGTCGATCGACCGCTGCTTCCGTGCAGTTTTAACGCTTCCTGCTGGCACGTCGTTCCCTCAATGCCGTGATCGGATCCTTCCGAGTGGCCTGCTCCGGAGTCGTTTGCACGCGCGCCCGCGAGCTGGGAGTCAGGCCAAATTGTTCCCAAAGCGACCGCAACTGCTTGATGCAATCCATCTGCACCTTGTTGGCGGGATGCAGCACGAGGATTTCTCCGAGCGGTTCGCCTTTGCGTGAGAAGATCTCCTTTTCCAAAATGGTTCCGCTCTTGCGGAGTGTTTCGGTCGCTTCGATGACCTGGGCCTGGAGCTGGCAGATCGCCGCCAGCGCATCGCGGTCCGCCTGGGTGAGCACCTTGACCCGGGCCAGGAGTGGCGCCAATCGATCCCATTCTTTCTTGGCCTGGTTGACCAGCCAATCGGGAGCGCGGAGCTCGGGAGCCGGCGGCTGTGGCTCGCGCTCATTGAGTTTGCGCTTGCCCGGATTGCCGGTCAGCTTCTTGACCTGCGTCGGCTTCGGCTTTCGTCCCTTCATCGCGATCCTTCCCTGGAGTCACGGTGATTAGTTCCGGAAATATCGTCAGCAGCATTGCGTCGGTGTGCCTTTTAATAATCCTTTGTGCGATCATTTCGGCCCTTTGCTCGATGTTCAATTCTGGCAATAGGGTCATTTTCATTTGTGGGGTCCCCGAGCGCCAATTTCGCGGGCGCGCGCGCGAATC